GAATATATCCATTGTATCATTCCCCTTTTGATTGTTTATTCGCAAGTAGATGCTGGAGTATTATGTTCACATCATGTCTGATAGGACTTAACTGTGTCTCCAAATACTGTCTATCTACTTGTTTAGCTTCAATCTTATCCAAACGTTCATGGGCTACATCAATCGACTTGAACATACGTTTAAATATCCATAAGCATATCCCAAGTAACCCTGTAGTTGCAGCTATTACTACTTCATTAATTTTATCCACTTATTTCCCTTTTTTAGTAGTATTAGCATCGTCTCCACCAACTATGCGAATGTCTGTAACCTTGTCTTCCTTTGATTTCTCTAGCTCGTTTGCCCTCATATGAAGTCCCGCAATATCAGACTTATATTCTTGTCTAGGCACAGTAGTATACTGTAACTCATCTATCCTTCTGTCAGTCTCATGTATTAAATTTGCGTGTTTACCCACAGCCGAATTATCTGCCTTGTCTTTTTCAAGAGCGTCTACTTTTGCTGTAATACGGTTTATAAAGAACCATCCTATAGCTACAAATAAGGCCCATGCTGACTCTAATATCTTCTCCATTCATCGTATCACTCGGTTAGCTTTGCTCTTTCAGTAGCAATCAACGCCTCTTGTGCATCAAGCCAAGTTGAGTCTGCATATGCTTCACGCAATCGTCTGTTAGTGACCTGTCCTTCTAAGCGTTGGATTTCAGCTAGGGCATTGCGTGTCGTTTCGCCATCTACCCACTCCTGTTCTTCGGCATCTCTTTGTGCTTCTTCTTCGGCAGTCAATGGAATTGAGACACCGTTTTCTTTTCGAGTCCTTCCTGTCATCTTATGTCTCCTATGTGTGTTTTATGCCGAATACGCTAAATCTGCCTGTGAGTAAATTGCCCGCAGAACATAATACTTGAACTCTGTCAACTGTGATTGATGCGTTTCTTAATCCAAAAAAACTTGACCCCGTTCCGAACCCACTGTTGTCAATTCCACCATAATTTCCGTGTATCGTTGGGTATAGACTTGTGTGATTCCCCAAGAAAACAATACCGTGATACCCCCGCCCTGATCCGTTGCCAATATACTCGCCAATCACTACATAAGATGCCCCTGCTGAGTTTTCTGCCGCATAGCCAGAAGTATTAGTATTAGAGGCCATAGTGTGATATTTGTAGTCAGAACCACCAGAATCTATTCCTCCCGAATCCCCTATTCTAAGCACTACATGAGCCGCATTAGTTGCAATTGTCACATCTGATAATACTATTGCATAAGATCCATAAGTAGAAGATAAACCTGTCTGCGTTAATGATGCGTCATTTGATGCAACTTGAGTTCCTATCAATGTCCAAGCTCCACCGCCAGCGTCCTCAAATACAGGTGGCGCACCAGCTCCTGCACTGGTTAATACTTGCCCATCAGTTCCCGTTGCTATTGCTACTGGATTACCAGAAGCATCATAGGAAATAATGTTCCCGTCTGTCCCACTAGCCATTTTTGCTAAAGTAACTGCATTATCTGCTAAATGTTCTGGATCTATAGACCCGTCAACATAAGCCCTACTATCTACACTGTTATCTGCTAAGTGTGGCTCATCTATAGAAGCAGCAGCGTAATGTTCAGAATCTATAGCATCATCTGCTATGTGGGCATTATCAATACTACCGTCAACATAATGTTCAGAATCTATAGAATCATCTGCTATTTCCGCACCAGTAATATCATCTGCTCCAACACCTGACGATTTAATTGTACCAGACCCTCTGCCTGTGTTATCACCAACTATTCCACTCATTTATTATTACCCCTCACTTATAATGTTTGATCTAAGTAACTGACACATACATCAATATCAGATGTACTACCAGTAATAATAGATAAATGATCAGAAGCTTCCATGACGAATTTACTTGTATGCTCAAAGGTAGTTTTAGCTGCCAAAGCTTGGTCAAAATAGATATAAGTATCTGCTCCTCCACCACCATCATCAATAAGTAGTTTAAAGGTTTCTGCTGCGTTTCCTGTTTCGCATATGGTAACACTTAAAACAGTATAGGTATGTCCAGCAGCTACCGTCAGTAACGCCTGCACAGATGAGGCATCCCCTCTAAATGTTGCTAGTTTTAATACTTCACTTGCCATTTGTAGTCTCCTAGAATCCCATAACTAAAGCTTTACCTGTGCTAGTTGTATAGGAACTCCATGTTCCATCAATGACAGGGCTTGTTAATGTTTTATTGGTCAATGTTTGTGTTGTATCCACACCTACTAATGTCATATTAGCATCAGGGAATGTAAAGGTTCTCGTGGTATCCGCAGAAATCCCAGAACATTGGAACTGAGCTTTCTTGGTGGAAGTACCATTGTCCTGTAAAGTGAAATTATCGTCATCTACTGTGGCTATGGTTCCAGCAACGATCCCAGTAATTTGGGCCTGTATATTAGACGNTGCGCCATCNAGATAATTTAACTCTGCTGGGGTAACACTCACTATAGCGTTAATATTAGGGAAATCCCTTAACAAGGCATCTTTAATATTGCGTATGTGGTCATCACCCTCACTACGTGTATCCGTAGCCAAAGGATAACTAGCGACTAGGTCACTTATATGTGTAACACTTTCTAATCCCATGTTATTATCCTACGCTACCACTGGGCCAGTAGAGAGTCCACCTTGACCTACCACGTACCAGCGAGAATTAGTAAAAAGCAAATGCACTGAATCACCAGCATCTGCAAAAGTAATGTTGGAATACCCACCTCTTGTGGTTGGGGTTAAAGTCCCATTCCCACCATCCACTATTAAAATAACAAAGAGATGTTGACCTTCCACGCCATCCGCTAGAGTACCCGCATCTGCTGATGTGGTTGTCCATTCTACTATCGAATCTGTCACAGGCAAAGCCCCAGCACCGCTTAGTGAAGCCGTCCCAGATGTAATAAACCCACCTTGAACATCAACTTTTCCCGTCCCATTTGGAGCTAAAATAAGATTCCCATTACTATTTGTACTGGAGATCGTATTCGCATCTAATGTAATATTGTCCACTACCCATGTATTGACCTGACTAGATGACCCAAGAACAACCGCCTTAGAAGCAGTCAATGTCCCGCCCGTTACCCCAGCAAGCTTAGTCAATTCTGCTTGTGTTGCAGTACAGCCAGTTGTGGATGTAACAAAGTTAGGGAAATCGGTTTTTAAGGCAACTTTAATGTTCCTTAAATGGTCATCACCCGCGCCCACTTCATCAGTGACAAGCGGATTGGTAATAACTAAATCTGATATGTTTAATACTGTTTCCAAGCCCATTTAAACCGCTCCCCACAAAAATTTGAATATTGAGATCGTATCCCAAGTGCCTCTCACATCTGACCAGCAGGCACTGTAGTCTAAAGACCATCGTGTTGTTTTAGACCCCCATGTCCCAGACTCTGTAGCCCAAGTATTGGTAGACTGCGACCAATGTTGTGCCTGAGACACGTTTGTCCAAGTAGTATTACCAGCCATAAGACTCCCCACTCACGTGCATAGCCCCGCCAGAATGTCTATCACGGTCATCTGCGGCTTGTGAAGCTTCAATGGCTTTACCGTACAATAATCCCCACTTTTGTGATTCCGCATCATCCCGTAGGTATGTCCATAGTTCAATTAAAGAGGCATACAAATAAATATCTGGGTTTTCTTCTAAAAGAATATTTGCTTCATTGGAAGTACTTAATGCAGTAGGAGCTTTGTAGTATAAAATTTCTAAAGAATATGCCGCACTGGGAGTAGGCACAATGCGTATCTCATTAGCCACAATTGTGTAATATCTTGGTAGCCCAGTACCTCCAAGATTAGCCACATCTAAGGCTTCTGGAGTTTTATACTCTAGATCTGCTGGAACTCCCCCCGCACCATTAACCAATTTAAAATGCCTAGCCTGCCTATAACCCGGTGGTAATGTGTAATAATTTTGACCACTCACAGTAGACATTTGCGACCTAAGTTCCAACGCTCTGATCCTTAAATCACGCCCAATACGGGCTTCAGCCAATTTGACAAAATCCGGTATTCTTGCAGTTAAGTCGGTTCTATCTGCCCAATCTGCTATAGCTGCGGTTAAATTTGTGAAACTATCTAAAGCCATTTAAACAACTCCCCCAGATGTTCTCCACATCTTATTATCTTGGTCATTAAGCCATCGCTTCATAAATTGCTTATCAAACCATTTACCTGAACGCATCAACTCATCTACTACAATATTTGGTATGGTAGCAACCTTTCTAAAATGGTCACCCCTCTGGAATTTACTGTTATTACGCACACAAGCTTCATTATACTCCCGCCTGTTACCAACAGCTATTTCTTTGACATCCTGCGTAGACTCAACAATGATTTTACCTTCGTCAGTCCAAGCTTCCGTCTTTACTAAGTTAGCACCCCAGTCGGCACTGCCCAAAACTCTCTTCTCTGTCATAGCAACCTTCCTAGTTACGAATAATTTTTAGTTGGTTTTGGCTTTGGTTTCATTGTTTTTTTTACTGGTTTTTTTGGTGGCCTGCCTTTTGTACTACCGTATGTTCCTTTTCCGTGTGGCATATCAAGTATCCTGTATTATAAAGAAATTTATATTAGGAATAAGGAGAGGCCGTAGCCCCTCCCATCCCCGAACACTAATTAAATTAGTGATACTGTCAAATCAGCTACTTTAGCAGAAGCTGCTTCGTTTCTAGCTTCAAGCGTATACTCTGCAAGCAACATCCGTTTTTCTGCATCTCCGGTTTTTGCAAGCTCTACGACTTTGAATGGTCGTAAATAAGCAACAGCCCACATATCCGTTTGAAGGATTGAAACTGTACGATCACGACTAAATCGTGATGGAACAACTTTCAACTCCCCGAAATCAGATACATACATATCAGAAGCACCTACAATTGTAGCGGGGCCATTTTCAGCACCACGATACAAGGTAGCAATACCTGCAAACTGAGACGAAATATTCTGTTTATTCTTGGGGCCACAAAGGATGATGTTTGGATCACCACCAAGTGTCCAAGCAGCAGAAATCTGCGCTCTGACCAAGTCTTCAGTAATATTACGCTGTGTACCATCAGTAACATTCGTAGTCGGAGTCGTTGGGGTAGCACCAGAGCCGTTATGACTGGCATTGGTACTCATCCAATTCTCTAGACCGCGCAACTCAGCAGCAGTACCGGAAGCGGCAATACTCTCACCAGCAGTACCAGTAGAAAGAACGAACTCACAATCACGCTTCAATTCTTTACCTTTTTTGGCAATTTGATAAGCCAATTCAGACTTACGACCTGCCTTTAATATTGCCTCAGTCGTACCAGCAATAACGACAGATGCGTTAGAAATCTGCGTGAAGTTGGACAACCGACTCGTAGCAGCAACGGCATCAATCGGGTTAGTGGTTGTAGTATCAAAGTTATGTCCTTGATCTACCGCATTAGCACCAGCAGTAGCCAGTGAATCAGTTTGCCATTCATGGCGAGTTGAGCTTGCTTTAGTGCGCCCAATGTTGCTCATAAATGGAGTTTCTGTTGGACTGATGTTATAAATTACATCAGATAAATCTTCACGAACACCTTTAATATCCCCGGTTTCCGTGGTTGTTCCCGCAAAATATTCTGCGGTATTTTGTAAAATAGCCATGCTAAACTCCTAGAGTGAATCGAAAATCAATTGCGCTGCATCGTCTAATTTGCCCGTCTTACGCAACTGTTTCATTTGTGTATTTAAGTTACCCGATTTAGCAGACTTTCTGCTGCCAGTAGTACCGGGCTTTGCAGTTCTTGGAACTTTTGCGGTCTTTTTCAAGGTCTTTTTCTGTATAGCATCATACTTCATAGCCTTATCTAAGATTTTAAAAGAACGATGGTCAGTAATAGCATCCATATCTTCTTGGCTGTAGCCTTGAGATACGGCATAATCAGTCCAGCTTTGTGCCATTTTCGACTTCTTAGCCGGGTCAAGCCAATCTGGAAATTCCTGAACCATATACTCACCCTCATCCCTCAAAAGGTTCTCCCGTTGTCTGTGGGCCTCTTGGTTGCTGGTGTATTGCATACGATCCTGCTCTGCCCGTACCTGCCCAGCACGTTCCCGCAATTCAGTCCGTTCTTGTTGTTTAAGGACATACATTGTCGGGTCTTCCTCTGCCAAAGCTTGCCAATCAATATTGTCGTATTGTTGGGTGTTCTCTGCCAAAATCTGCTGAAACTGGCCTAAAGCCTGCTGATACTGTATTCGTTCCTGATTTACCGCTTGCCGTTCTGTCTCAAACTCTTTGCGAGATTTCGACAAGTCCTGCGTCTTTTGCGTATAGTCACTACCTTTTTGGTAGCCACGTGTGAGTTCATCTAGGGTGACGGACACGTTTTTCCCGTTACTTCTAACGGTATAGGTCGGTTCCTCAACTTGCTCGTAATCATCTTCTTCTTCAGCTTCAGAATCCTCTTGAGGTTCTTCTTCAGCTACTTCTTCTGCAACTTCTTCCCCATCATCTTCTTGTGCAGGATTTTCAGACCCAGTTGCAGCGATACGGGGTTCATATTGTTCACCCTCATTATCAACGTCTGGTAGTAATCCTGACTGCAATATTTGCTGTGCAGCCTCATGCTCAGAAGCAGTTGCTCTACTCATGTTAACTTGTTGACCTGCTGGGACTTCCGGTGGATTAGTCTCTGCCATTTAATCTCTCCTGAGTGCCTTCGACCGTGAGTCTAGGGCCACTCTCTGAATTTTTTCCTTGACACGCCCTTTTTATACGCCTATAGTAAAAAAAGAGGTTCAAAAAGTTTAAGTTTAGTCTTATCCAATAAAAGAGATCAATTCCTATTGCGTTAGCAATAGAGAGTAACGTAGTTACTCATCCCATCTTTAATGGACAGTACTATTATTACGATGTTGAAGCTGCAATACCAGCAACCACTGCTGATTGTCCACAAATAAACCAAGTAGAACCATCAGATACAAGCTCAATCCAATCGCCAGCTTCTGCGTTTGTTGCATGGAAAGTACACACATCATGTGAACTACCATTAAATATAGCTGAATCAACGCCATCATCATGTGTTGCTGAACCGATAGAACCTGCAAAAAATTCCCCTGTTCCGTTACAAGTAACAGTACAAGCTGNGGTTGCGTTATCTTCGTTAAGAATAATTTTTACATTAAATCCTTCAAACGGAGGGTCAGGCAAGGTAATATCAACCCCATTCTTTCCCATAAAGATAACCTTCCCGGAATCCTCTGGCTGCAAAGTCGTATCTGATGTGATAGTCATTGTAGCTAGTTTCTCAACGTGTGCCGTTTCCTTCACACGCATCTTCCTATAAAAAGGTGACATACTCATAATCTTAATCCTTGGTTGCGTAGGGTCATGTTCTTACTCCCCACTGTTTTAATTTACGTTTTAACACGCCAGAATCTTCTGCATCTTGTAAATCTAAATCATCAAGTTGTTGTTCTGACATTTGTCCGGTTTCTAAAACCGTCTTTAAGTGAGCCTTTACATCACCTAAATTAGCAATCATCATCCATAACCGCTCTCTCGTATCGGAATCCTTTATAGTGGTTTGTTCCCAAGCGTTCATGTATAACTCTCGCAACTGATCGAAAGCTTCTTGAAATAGTGGATCTGAGAGAATGACCTTAGCCTTATTCCCTCTATCTATCTCTTCTGCTCTCTGTCCTTCATCTTCCAT